CCCACCGATATCGTGTGGTGAAGCTCCGCTTGTGTAGAAAATGTTATTATCCTTATCCCACCATTCACAAAACTTCTTCCCCAAGGCGTGGAAGTATCCGCCATACTTTCCTTTAATAATGTCTGGACAACTCCAGATCATTCTTGTCTTCATATTGTTGATGTTCTTACCTACATAGGCTTCTGGCTTGACGAAGAGATCATACACTAAATGTCCCATAGTCAACTCTTCATGGCTTGCCTTAATGATCCTCTCAGCCTGCTTCTTCGGGTACTTCTTCTCCACGTAAGATTCTGCATCAACACCTGCGAGGTCAAACGTCGGCATCTTATCAATTTCTCTTCTAGCAAAAGAGACAAAATCTTTCAATGCTTCCTCGTTCGCCTCCCTAACCTCACACATGCGAAGCTTGAGAGCAGCCTCCAGGTTGTAGTTGTCGCTTAGTGGGTAAGCGACAGGTGCACCTGGGATCCTGCTCCCGAAACTTCTGACAAACTCTTCTTTTGGTGGGCCATGCGGTTCTGCCTTCAGAAAGGTGTCATCCGACAGGATGGAAGGCTGCTTCTTCAACGTTCTGCATTTCCGTATGGCTGTCTTGGAGGCGGCAACCTTAACAAATGGCAACGTCGAGTATTCCGATAACATGGACCTGAGCAAAGCATCAGTGTTATTGAAGCTTCTATATGTCTTCACGACACCCCATAGTATTGACAACATGGTAAGTGGAGGGCAATCTGTAGCTATTCCTAGGAAAAAGCAGACAACAGGGTAGATCATAGCTTTCCTCCACAGTTTGATTTTGGCCCAAGTGACTGTACTTTCAAAGTCCAGCCCCTCGTTTGCCAGTCTCATCCTTATGGCATTACTCGCCCTTTTCTGCCACTGCTGTTGTATGGTTCTGCTCTTTTCTGTGAACTTCTCCAGGTATTCGTCAGACTCAATCACCTTGTCAACTAGGGCATCCAACCCAGGAGAATCACTATAAAACCTCTTATAGGAGGCTTTAATAATGTTCTTCAGTCGGACGGTATCCAACCTGAAGAGATTGGGTCGGTCTAGAGCTCCATAAGCTATGGTCCTAACCCTTTCCTCGGGTGTCCGACCTACATCAGCAATCAGTGTCTCCCAATGTCCTTCCACGTCTGCTGCAATGACGAGGACTCCATTTTTAGAAGATTCTAAAATAGGCTGTCCCTGCCACTTAACAGCTTTTGCTTTAACCTCATGAGCTGTCTTGTCGTCAGCAAACATGAAGGGGCCTTCGAAGTGTCCGACTCCATCACCGTCAATCACATATGTGAATTGTTTCCCCCCTCGGGCCATATTGAGTGCCCAATCTGAGTACATCAGCCTTACTGTTCTAGCCTCGTTGTTATACCAAGTCTCAACAGTCTGACTGAACCCGCTCAGAAGTTCACTCTTTGCTCTCCTAAGGGATTTGCAACCAGCGTAGCCTTCCTTCGCATCATCCATGATCTCGCTGGCTGCATCCATTGCGGCGTCACATATGTCCTTAGTGCGTTCTATCTCTGCTTTCAGAGCTTCTCCTGCGCTTGCGCCACAATGAGGATTTTTAGTTTTAGCTCGGTTATCCCTCCGAGTATTGGCTCTTTTACCAG